ATGTGCTTCAGCGGGTTGATGAAGATCGATCCCTGCACCAGACGGTTGATGCCCTGCAGCAGCTTCACAGGATCTCCCTGTGCCGTCTTGGTGTAGTCGGCAATGACCTCGGCCATGTGAGGTTCCATCTTCCAGTTGTCGAGGCCGCTGTAGCCAGGGATGCTCACCGTCTTCCAGTCAGGGGGGGTGGCAGAGCCTGGAGGCCTAGCGTACTGCAGGAAATCAGGATTCGTCTTCAGCGCCCTGGTGAAGTGGACATTCGCCACCGCATCATTCAGTTGCCGGTTGGTCTCGATCACACTGCTCAGAGCCGACTTGGCATACTTGAGTGGAGTGTGCTGCTCGATGTCCTTCGTGGTACCACGGGTCATGTTCCACTTCTCACCCGCCTTGGTGACCACAGTGTCAGTGTCAGGGTCAACCTTACCCACCGTGATGACCTTGCCATTCTTCCAGACCTTGGCCTCGTTGGTGAGAGGGTCAATCATGTACGCAGCCTTCTCACCAGTTGCACCACTGACCACATTCCCTGCAAGGTTCTGCTGCATCATGTCTGCAGTACGGCTGAACCCCTTAGTGTAGTTAGTGTTGCGCAAGGCTCCGCTCGGGTCCACGATGTCCCCTGCCCTGTCCATCCAGGAAGGAGGAGCGTCCTGCCCCATGGCCTGCCTGTGGGCATACTCCTTGGGATCTACCTCCTGCCCATGCATCTTTACGCCATTGGCCTTAAGCTCCTGCGCCAGCCTGTCATTCTTGGTGCGGACAGGTTTGATCTGGGTATCATAGAAGTGCTGTGCCTGAGGAGAAAGCTTCACCCCCTTGGGATCTTCCATGAAGTGATAGATCTCTTCATCATGCTTCAGGTAGTCAGGGAACTCATCCAGCAACCCTGTGTAGTGAACCTTCCAGGCCACATCCCTGGCAATGGATGCCTGATCGTGCATCATCATCTTGCGAGAGATGTCAGCCGAGGCTTCACCTGCATTGAGAACCTGCCCTACTGCATGGCCTGTGTTGGGCGCATTGAAGAGGAACCTGCCCAGCGTCCCTGGCATCCTGCTGCCCAGGCTCGCCATGAGCTTCGCCCCAGCCACCGTAGGGAGGATGTCTGCGAAGGGGCTGTCTGCTGCCAGGGTCTTGTCGTACTCAGGGTTCGCTCCCTCAGGTGGTGCGCCAAGAGCACTGCGCAGCCTGTTCTCCAGGCCGGTGGGCTGCTTGCCAGGGACCTGTGCATCGAGGGACTTCGGACTGGCAGCGAGGCTGCTCTTACCCGTATCGAGGAACGCATCCTTGTTGTCGAGGAATGCATCAACCTTAGAGTCAGGCTGTTCCCCTGGTGGCGTATAGCCAACCTTCTTGACGTACGCCTGTGTGTCTGGATTATCCAGATGGCCATGAGGACCGGCATTGTACATGGCCAGTCCCTTGCTCACATCCCCACCTGCCAGATCTATCATCTTCTTCAGATACATGGCATTGGTGCGAGGGTCCTTGGGGTCTCCCCGAGGCAGACCATACCCTGGCTGTGCAGCAGTCGAAGGCAACTCCTGCCCAGGCCCCACTGCCCCCTTGCTGCTGACTGCCCGTGTCTTGAATGCAGACTCAACCTGCACCACCTTTGGGTACAGGCCAGCAGGCAGGCCAGCAGCCTGACCTATCTTGTCGTAGTCAGTCTGAGGATCGGCAGGAGCAGCCAGAAAGGTGTCGATGGCAGCAGTCATATCAGTATCCTAGTGCGGCCAGAGCCTTCTTCTTCTGGTCACGTGTCATGGAGTTGTCGTCACGGATGGCGATAGCCTTAGGGTCCTTCTGCATGTCGGCAATGGTCTTGCCCTGTGGAGCAGGAGCCGAAGGCGCACCGCTACCGCCTTTGCCAAACGTAGATCCCTTGGGAGGTAGCTTGGTCTTGCCTGCACTGCCTGGGTCGCCGAACGTAGTACTGCTCTGGTCGAACATTCCCTTCTGGTCCATCTCATCCATGGTGTCCCTGAGGGCTTCAGGGAAGCTCTGGTCACCGTGATACTTCTTGGCAATCTGTGCAGCCATCGAGGCCATGTTCTGCTGGACGGCTGGAGGCAGGCCCGCTGTCCTTTCATCCGTACCGAAGATGCCTGTAGCCAGATCCTTCTCGAAGCTCTCGACCTTGGCTACCCTGGTGCCTGCGCCTATCTTCTTCATGTCCAGGTATTCCTGCGCCCTTGCATCCTTGTTGTTATCCATCTGGATACGGTGGGCATTCGCCGTCTCATAGTCCTTAAGCTTCTGGCCTGCCTGATCGATACGTGCCTGTCCCTGACCTATGCGATCCTTAGCCAGCAGGTTGAGGATACCCCGCTGGGTCTCCATGTTGGCCTGCGCCTGCTCCCTGTCCTGCGCCCCTACCTGCTGGGCATAGGTCTCTCCACTCTTCGCCAGGAACTGGAGCTTGGGAAGGTCATCCTGCAACCTACCTGTCAGCTTCAGCTTCTGTGCAGCCTGAGGCCCTACTGCCTTCACCAGATCAGGATAGGTCGCATCATAGGTGCCCTGGTCCTTCGAACTAAGGATTGCCCCTGCCATCCCACCAATCAACTGGGTCTGCTTGGCAAGGGATTCGACCTGAGCCTTGCGGGCATTCTCTGTCTTGGTGATGACATTGGCCATCATGTTGGTGGCACCCTCGGCTCCCTTGGTATCCCCTGACTGCATCAGGTACTGGGCCGTCTTGCTCCACTTGTCCATGTCCGCAGCCTGGGGGTCGAGGGTCGAGTCAGCAGCCGCCGTCCCTCCACCTACGCCCCAGATCTTCTGCATGGCTGACTGCAGGTTGACGTTCCTCATAAGCTGGAGGTTCGCAGCTTGCACCTTGGTCTTCTCCAGGGCGATATCTGTCTGGGCCTTCTCTACTTCGAGAGGCGCATTGTATGCACGAAAGACATCATCGAACAGGGTTCCAGCCATGATCAATCTCCCCCACCACTACCACCACCATCTCCGCCGCCATCCCCACCTGAGGAACCGCCGCCATAGCCACCGGCACCCATGCCGCCGTAGCCTCCGTAACCTGCACCTACGCCACCGCCGAACCCACCGCCGTCGCTGCTACCACTATCGCCCCCGCTGCTGCTGGAGCCTCCGCTGAAGCCGTAGGAGTTGCTGCCTACGCCATACGCTGCACCAGGACCCTGAGCACCTAACGCAGAGGCTGTCGAGGCTGCAGAGGCTGGGGCTGCAGAGGTGTCTCCTGCCGGGGCATTCTTCACTGCACTGGTGGTAAGGGCAGACGCCAGCATGCCAACGACGGCCCCCACCGGGCCACCAATCAACCCGCCTATAGCTATCCCACCTATCTTGCCCATGATCCCACCCATCACACTCCCCATGACCCCACCGACCCCACCATATGCAGAACTAGCTTCGCCCCCAGGTCCTGCCCCATGTCCAGAACCTGAAGCACCACCGCCACTGCCAAAATTGGCAGAACTACTGCCGCCGCCAAGTAGAGCACCAATAGTGCCACCGCTCGAACTCCCCGAGCTTCCTTCTGATCCTGGGACAATCTGACCTCCTGCTGTAGGTGACAGTCTGGCAATGCTCCCTCCTATATCACTCCCTACCGCATTAGCCAGGGAGTTGCCTGAGATAGCCCCACTGCCTGTTGCCTTAGGCACTGAAGTCGACTGGGAATTCCCCAGGGCCTTCAGCACTGCCAGCATCTGCAGGGGATCGCTCCCACGGATGAGAGCAGGGATTACATTCCCGATGCTTTCTGATTCATCATTCATAGGAAGCTCGCAGCCAGATCACTCCCTACGGAGGTCCCTGCGTCCAGACCTCCCAGGGTAGCTCCAGCATCGCCCAGGACATTGTTGGTCAGGGTGCCCAGGTCAGTGACACTGTTGCCAAAGACATTGGACACATCACCTGCCCCAGAGAACTGCGACAGGATACCACTCAGGTCCCCTCCAGTAGCTGAGCTACCCAGGCTGTTGAGGATGTTGCCGAGGCTTCCTCCCGTGTTGCCTGTGTTGCCACCGCTGCCTAGCAGGGACTGGATCATGCCGGACAGCCCGCTCAATGCCCCATTGGTTCCCAGGAGACTGCCTGCTGCTCCGCCAATGCCTGCGCCGAGGTTCCCCAGGGCCGTGTTGGTGTTGCTGAACTCGTTTGACAGGATGGCACCTGCAGTCCCTGGCGAGCCCGTGGTGGCTCCGCTAGCGGCCAGCAACTGGCTGATCAGGTTCTGCTGGCTGGACAGGCCAAGGTTGCCCGAGGTCCCCAGCAATCCCCCTGCCGTGCTGAGTGGGCTCAGTGCTGCCTGCTCACCCTGGCCATAGAGCCCTGCCTGCTCCCCGAGTAGCTGGGAGATCAGGCTCTGCTGCTGGATGCCCTGGCCAAAGGTCTGTCCCTGCAGGGCTGCACCAAGCTGCGTAGACCCTACGTTCTGGCTGAACGCAGTCTGAGAGGTGTTGAGGATGTCACTCAGTTGCTGCTGGTAGGCATTGGCTGCGAAGTCCTGGCCGTACTGCTCAAGCTGGATGTCGGCTGCGCCACTGGATGATAGCCCCTGCGCTGCCAGCCCTGCGTTAACAGAGTTCAGGCCAAGCTGGTACTCGGACTGGATGGCAGGGTTGGCCATGTAGTTAGAGGCCAGGGAGTTGACATCGCTGACAAGCTGGCCACCGCTACCACTAATGGCAGAGGACACCGTACCGGCGTTAGGGTTCATCCCCTGCACAGAGGAGATAGGCTGGTTGAGGGCGGACGCCGTGTTGTTGATGTTGCCACTCGCGCCACCGCTCAGGCCTGCTACCTGGGAGGCAATGCCATTGATGCCGCTGGTGACCTGACCTTGCTGGGTGCCAAGGCCGGTTACCGCCGACTGTAACTGGGGCTGGTAGCTGCCATACTGGGAGCCGAACGGACTGGCTGCAGCAGCACCTCCCTGGGCATTGGTACTTGCCTGGATAAGCTGGGCGATGCCTGCTCCACCAGAGAACAGGCCCGACAGCAGTTGGCCAATAGATGACGAGTCCATCAGAAGTCTCCTGGGATCAGTTCCATCTCAAGCTCACTGGCCCGGAACGGAGTTGCTGCTGTGTGACGGATCTTGAATGCCCTACGGCGGAACCTGCCACAGTTGGTTGTAGTTGCCCTCTGCCCCTGGTTGAGTGCCAGGGTACGGAATGTAGAGAAGGTCTGGTAGTCGTTGTCAGAGTACGAGAGCAGCACGTTGCCCGAGGTGATGTCGCATAGCAGGGAGATCCTGCGCAGGAACTTCCACATGCTGCTGCCACCATCCCAACGTTCTGTCTGGCACTGGAGATCGATCGGCATACCGTTGTCGGTGTAGTCGAAGATGTCCTGGGAATAGATGATGCCGTTCAGAGGGTCCTGCACGTAGTCGACATCCTTCACCTGGGTTGAAGCTACAGGGCTGAAGAAGTTCTCGGTGTAGGACTGGGCTACGGCAGTGCCAGGGTTGTTGGCTACGCTGTTGCGCAGGATGTATTGCACCGTGTTGGCATCCACGAAGGTCAGGTTCACCAGCCCGTTGTAGCCTGGGATGGTTGCACCACTGATCGTAGCTGGATCTCCATCAGAGAAGTTGTGCCCTGGGATGGATGCGGTCACTGTGCCGTAGGCGTCGCACACCAGACTCACCACCACGTTCTGCACCCCCAGGCCCATGCTCGTCCAGATGCTCCACACCTGACTGGCGAAGTCATACACCAGGGTGATGTTGGAGGTATTGAGGTTGAGGATGTAATGGCTATGGCCGAAGCAGTCCAGGGTGTAGGCACTCAGGGAAGTGAGTGGGTCGTTCTGGATGATGCGGTCGACAAAGGGAGTGGAGATGCGTTGAGGGTTGTAGTCGTTGAACATGTAGACGCCTTGACCTTCACGACGGGTCTGGCCAATCCACACGATGGAGTTCTGCATCTCGATGACGGATTCCCCAGCAGCGCACCCTACCTGGAATGGCAGGGACTGGTTAGGCAGCAGTGGTGATGCTGGTGGCGATCCTGGTGCAGGACCATCATAGAAGAACTCAGTTGTCCACTGGCCCAGGCCTACGACATAGTTAGCCAGCTTGGCGATAGCTACCCCACCATTAGGCTCGTTCTGCATAGCGATAAAGGCCAGTGCATTCCAGATTGATGGGTCGTTGGGCGAGCTATTCCAGATGCGGCCCTGAGGGTCCATCACGAAGAAGTAGCCATCCAGATAGACAATCCCTGGGACTGTGGTAGCTGGGTAGTTGGCAGACGCTGTGAGCTTGGTAAGGAGAGCAAGCGAGGCGTTGTAGGAGAACAGGTCCTTGGTGGACTTGAACACCAGCAGAGGGGTAGATATTGCAGTCGATGTCTGGGTGAAGTGATAGAAGCCCAGCGGCACCGTTGGCAGCAATGCAGTGCCCGCAGCCGTCAACGGGATGTACCACACGTCGTTGTAGTAGTTGTTCGCACCATCAATACCTGCTGTCATCCACAGGTTGCCATAGGCGAAGAACTGCGGATTGCGGGGAGTCCACAGACCACCAGGGAACACCACGTTCAGGTTGGTGAAGGTGATGCCGTCAGTGGTACTCCAGACTGTGTGCAGGAATGCACCACCATCGAGGTACTCCAGAAGGTACGCCGTACCACCGATCACATCCGACCGGAAGCTCTTGGCCCCACCATTGGATGTGCCATCGAGGAATGCGTACGCAGCGATGTTGGGTGCGGCAGTCGTGGTCCCGAAGGCTATACCTGGAACAGATGTATAACCTGACCCGACGTTATTAAACGTGACCTGAATGATGCCTGCGGACTGGGACTCATCTGTGTCGGAAGCATCATCATCGACGTCAGCAGTACAGTATGCAGTTGCTCCGCTTCCTCCAGTTCCACCACTGATGGTAACGGGAGGAGGTTCTGTGAGTTCGCTCCCAGCCGACGTAATCGCCGCAACAGGCCATACGGGACTCGCGACAACCCCAAATGGGTTAGAAGACGTTCGTGTCCATGTAATACCATCGGGGCTGCTCCATGCATCAGAGGTTGCATTGCTGAAGGGATCGGTGAGTGTACCTCCCACCACGTAGAGCTTGCTGCCCAGCCCATAGAAGGCATGGTTGGCACGGGCTACCCAGGGGGCTGCACCAGTGGTGCGTGTCCAGGTCCCTCCATCAGCACTGAACCAGCAGTCGCTGTAGAAGGTGTTGGGCCAGTTGTTGGAAGGGTAGACGAAGCTGCGGCCTCCACAGACCCACATGAATCCATTGAAGAGGCACAGGCCGAGGCGATACCTTCCAGGCCATGCAGCAGCCGTGGTCCTTGTCCAGTGGATACCATCAGTCGAGTTCCATACGTCCTGGTAGACAGTGTCGAGGCCATGGGTAGAACCTGTGGCTCCTCCCATGATCCACATCTTGCCCTGGAAGACAATAGCAGATCCCAGGCCTCGCTGGCCCCATGGAGAGGTCGATGCAAGCTGTGCCCAGTTGATCCCGTCAGGACTGTTCCAGACGTCATTCATGATGCCCCAGCCAGCATTGGAAGCTACTGTGGCATTCGGCGGTGTAGTGTAGCCTGTGCCGCCAGCCGTGAGGTGGATGGAGCTTACTGACTGCCCGGTAATAGTGATAGTAGCAGTAGCACCACTGCCACCACCTCCGGTGATACTAAGATTAACAGTCGTTGGGTAGCCCGGCGCATATCCTATTCCATTGAAGGTAGCTGTGATGGAGGTGACTGCACCTCCTGCAATAGCGACTGTGAACTGGGGAATGGCCTGGGCAGGATTGACCCATCCACCCATCACCCAGAGCTTGCCTGCGAAGCCAACAGTCATCGGTCCCTGCCGGGGCTGATACCCCGCAGACGCCGTAGCCTGTACCGCAGTAAGAGCCACCGTACCCGCAAACGCGTTGAGAGTGTCACCACTGATGCTGTAGACAGAGTTGAGATAGTTGGTGATGCCCTGTCCTACTCCAGGTTGCCCATTGAAGGCAACACGGTTCCCAGGGCGCTTGAGCAGGCGCGGAGTATCGCTGGTGACCTCGACAATCCCGTTGACCATCTGACGGTCGTAGACCGCTGTGGCATCACGTGACTCAAGAGGCTCAATCAGCTTGACGCGAGGAGATGGATCTGGCATCAGTATTGCCCTCTGCGGTCATACAGCAGCCGGATGGAATCAGTGTTCTCCTGGCTCCAGTCCACCATCATGTTGTAGTGATCAGTAGAGCGGGCCTTGATCTCCTGCACCCGATCCATGGAGGTTGCGTACTCCATGCTGATCTCATTGGCCAGTCCCCAGCACAGGGCATTGTAGGTTTCCTGTGGGTAGTCGACAGGGTCAGTGCCTACGTTAACGTCCTGGAGGACCTGATAGCCAGTGAGGTTGATGGTGTGGGTAGTGTCAGGGCAGGTGGGGTAGACGTTCATGAAGGACACAAGACCAGCAGCCGAGTCGATGTTGGGCTGGAAGAGATAGCTGTTGGGGATACCAAGGCTGGTCTTGTCGCCGTACTGGTTGTATTCCTGCCAGGACAGTGGATCGATTGGGACGTCGAAGCCGAATGCATCAGTGATGTAGGCATTGAGTACCCGCAGCAGCTTGTCACATACGACTGCTCCAGGTCCTGTGGCGAAGGGGCCAATCTGATACTGGATCTGGCCTACCACCATAGGAACCGGGATGGTGACAATCTTCCACATGGGGATGCCACTCTTGATCCACTGCTTGATCAGGATGTTGAAGGCAAGGCTGACGTTGGTGTAGTCAACTGTGCCTGGAGGATTCGAGTTGTCGTAGGCACCAGTCAGACGCAAGGCCCGGTTGATGACATCGTCACGACTGACCGAGAAGGTAGAGGTCATCAGTACACCCCATAGAGTTGGAACGTCAAGGTGAAGCCGTCACCAAGGGCGAACGGGAAGCTGGTGTAGTTGTAGGGCTGCAGGGCGTTGTTGATCCAGGTGCCGGTCCAGGACAGGACGCTGCCAGAGGGAGGAGCCACAGTGAAGGTAAGGATGCCTTCCTGGGTAATGGTGGGCGATACAGGGCTCCCGTTCAGGAAGATGCTGGGGGTGCCTTGCAGCACGTTCCCGTACATCACCCCTACGGTTTGGCCATTGTTGTCTATGATGGCCGTACCACCCAGATAGCCAGCCCCTCCAGCGAGGTTGACGTATTCATCGAAGTTGTCTGGGACCTCGGGCTGGGTCCACTCCATGGCCGTCTCTTGCGGGACTCCACGTACGAAGTCCTGAGGCTGACGGATCTCCCAGTCCTGCTCGCAGCACCACACACCATCCCAGCGCAGCTTCATCTCACTGCGCTTGCGCTTGAAGCCACACACAGCACAGATGGCATTGCTGGTGCCTAGCTGGTAGAAGTCCCGCTTGCCCATGTCATGGTCCCATTGAGCCTACGCCTGTCAGAGGTAGCCAGGTATGGGGAGGCCCAGGGATTACGTTAGCTACCCGAGGAGCCTGCACACTGCCTTGCCACAAATCTACATACCTTGCCCAGAGACCAGTACGACTGGTGACAGGGAGGTCGAAGGAGCGGGATGACTGGAGTCCAGGTTGCACGTCAGCAGGCATCTGCCACTTCTGCAATCCTGTGTAGTCGAGGCGGGTGATGGCGCTTCGAGGTACTTCTACCCACGGCGTGGGTGGCTGGGAGAAGTCGGAGCGGGTGCCTGGG